CACTTTTGAACTAGATTACGAGTCTGAGGAAGATGTATGAAATGGTTTAAACATAAGAGTGATAGCCACCAGTCATCAAGATTAAGAATGGCTAGTGGCGACAACTTCCTGCAAGGCTACGGATTTTACTTCTGTATAGTAGAAATGGTAGCTATGCGTGTGGAAGATGTAGACAAACCGACAGTAGTTTTTCAAACAAGTTATCTTAAAGCCATGTTAGGTGGCATTAATGCAAGGACTTTGACAAAACTATTGGCAAACTTTGAGGATAGTGGACTGATACTGAGTAAGAACTTTGAGAAAAGTATTCAAATCACAGTGCCTAAGCTCAAGGAAATACAGGACAATTATACTAGAGCAGTACGAAGTAACTACGGAGAGACTGATAAGAGTGTGCGTCCTAGAATAGATAAGAATAGAATAGATAAGAATATAAAAGAAAAGATTAGTGTTGCTGATAATGAAGCACAAAGAATTAAACTATTAGGAGGTAATGATGAAGTATAATCCAATGACTGACTTTGTATGTTATGCAAGGGCTACATACGGAGATGTAAACACATATTGTTACAAAGATTTACACAATCCTGACATGGTTAATGGCAAGATTAGTTGTTGTTCATGCCATGAAGATAGATTACTAACAGGTAAATCTAGTACAGGGTGTACGCCTTCAGAACAAACCATACATGACAGGAGGAAGTAGTGCTATCTGATAAAGATATAGGCAACTTCTTTGTAATGATGTCGTCAATCTTTGGGCATAAGTTCAAGTCGTCATATGGTAGTGCTGTTGATAACAAGGGCAATATCACTATGACGGCTAAGATATGGAAGAAGACATTGAATGGCATACCACATATCAAAGATGTTATGGGAGATTTGTTTTCTCCTGACTCTCCTTTAATGGATAGCGAAGAGTGGTGTCCTGATTTAAGGGAGATAGTGCAGGTATGCAAAAGATTATCTGACAAGAAGGTTAGGAGACTGGCACATCTTAAAGAAGTTGAGGAGTACAAGAAGCTCGGAAACAAAACCAATAATCCAATAGAGTATAAACCCAGCAAGATACTGAAAGACTTTATGGATAACGTAGAAAGAAAGAAACTAAACAATAACAGAGGTAAGTATGAAAAAGAAAGTAAATAAAACAGAAGAAGTGTTAAAGCACATGAAGAAGAAGGGCGAGATAGATACATGGACAGCTATTACAAAGTTCAAAGCAACTAGGCTGTCAGCTATCATTTTTAATCTCAAAGCTAAGGGTTATAAAATAACTACTAGAGAGGAGATTAATAAAGAGACTCAATGCAGGTATGTGGTATACATGCTTGAGTATGATATAGGTGGGAGAAAGTGAAAGTAACCTATGAAGAACATGGCGATATTAAAACAGAATACATTGATGAATACGGAGACAAAATTATGAGTAGATATGCTAATGGAAAATACTTTGAAGTAATTGAAATGATACAAAGTTCAGGTGAAAATTACAACAGGGCTAATGCTATCAAATTATTAATAGATGTGGGCATGAGCATGAGTGAGGTAACTGAGTTCCTTGATGACTTGGAAAGCAAATGGGACATGGAAGCTGAAGGTCTTGCAGAACAACAAAGGGAGAATGGCGATAGCTAAGAAACCTAATCTTGCTAAACGGAAACACTATCAAGCAGTGGTGTCGGTGGGCTGTATTGTCTGCCGACTTCACTATGGCGTTCGTTCTGACCCATGTGTGCATCATCTGACTGGAGCTGGTATGGGGAAGCGTGATGAAGATAGAGTGATAGGGCTGTGCCATGAACATCACCAAGGAAACACTGGGGTACATCACAACACCAAGGTTTTTGAAGAGAAGTTTGGGACGCAGGAATATTTATGGGAAGAGATGAATAAATTAATAATCAAATGATGTTGATTATTTATTTGTTTTACTATACTATAGTAGGAAATAAACACCTCTCGTGGTGGGAGGATTTAAGGGTAGGCAGACCATAAGCTGTCTGCCCACAATCAAAGTAACGGAGGTTACATATATGAGTAAACTATTAACAGCATTGAACGAGTTTCAAAAACTTAGTGTCAGTGCATCTAAAGGGGGTACTAACCCACACTTTAAATCGGAGTACAGCACATTGGAAAATGTGATTAGTGCAGTCAATCAAGGCAGTCAGTTTGGTCTTGTGTTTACACAAGAGGTAAACTTTACAGATGATATGCAAGTCTTTGTTGAAACCAGCATAAGACATATTGATACTGCTGAGTCTATTAAATGTAAAGTGCCAGTCTTTTGCAAAGACATGACTAACCCACATCAGTTAGGGTCAGGCATAACCTATGCAAAAAGATACGGACTACAATCTTTATATGGTCTTCCTTCGGAAGATGATGACGGCAACAACGCTGTGGGCAACAGTCCCAGTGGCAAGGCTGTCAATGATAAACCAAAAAAAGTTGTAGATAATAAAACTAAAAAAGATATAGGGGGAGACCTTGCAGAGTTAGAAAAGAATTTAAAGCAAGGCAAACCTATGGGAGTAGAGGAACTTGGGCAAAGTATATAACCTAAGAGCCAGTATGATTTCTAGGGTAATAGGCACGGATGCCTATTGCTCTAGGCAAAATCACTTCGAGATACTGGTCGGTAACAAAGAAGACAAACCTGTCAATGAAGAGTATGTAGCACACGGTAATGAGTGCGAGAAGTACGGCATAGCACAGGTAATGATAACAACAGGTGAGCTGGTTCGTAACTGTGGTAGCGAATTGTTAGGTGAGCAGATAAACACAGAGCATCCTATTGAAGCACCTTATCTATATGGTATGCAAGGATATGAAGAAAGAAAGCATAGTGCATTTAAATTAATACCTTCATCTTTCGGTAAGGATGTAAAAATTAATTTATCCTGTACGCCTGACGGTTATATAGGAGAAGAAAGTTTGGTGGAAGTTAAAGCACCTTACTTTGTTCAGGATGATTTTGATAAGTACATCCAAAGGTATTTACCTCAAGTATATTTTCAACAATTCTTAACAAATAGAAAACATACTTACTTCTGTATATACCAAATGAACAACTCTAAAGTTTTTAGTATTCCTTATAACAAGGATTATGTAGATAACTTTATGCTTCCAAAAGTAATAGAGTTTGCTACTTATCTTTGCATGAGTGAGCTAGATAAAAACTTCAAGACTAAAAGGAACAGCAAAGAAGACTTTATATACAAGGGTAAATGTCCTTACACAGAGATTACTAATGTAAAGAAGGTGGCTAATGTTTAAACTACCTCAGTTAGAATTGGAACAAGCCCTAGACTATCACGCTAAACTGGTAGAACTTAGGGCTAAGGCTACTGCTGATGTATATAAATACACAAAGAAAAGGGAGGTTGCTTTCTCTTTGGCTCTAATTAATACGGCTGAATTAAAAGCAACACAACCTATGAGAGAAGCAATAGCAAACACAGATGAAGACGTTATTAAATATAACGACTTGATTGCTGATGCAAAAGAATCCGAGTCATTAACGACTGGGAAAATAAATAACCTGGAACACAAGCTCAGACTCTTTCAAACTGTAAGTGCAAATGAAAGAAGAGAGAAGGGGTTTTATCAACAGAACGGAGACTAAGTAATGGACAAGATAACAATTAAATTATTTTTTAATGAAGTATACAACGATGTTATATCGGTGCTATTTAAACAGATGAACATACACAAGGAGACTGAAGGTACTAACCCTAAGCCTATAGGAAGCAATGCAAAGTTTACAGCGTATGAAGACTTTGTTATAAAGAAAGGAGAGACTTATGACATCTCTTTATGGGGACAGTTTGATGAAGACAAAGGATATCAGTCAGCAAACATACAAATAAAAAAAGCAAAGGAGTAATCAATGGCAAAGGATTGGAAAGCAAACTGGGATAGGTGGTACGGAAACCCTGAAAATCGTGCCAAGAAAATAGCATATTCTTTGAAGAGATATAATGAGAAGAAAGAGTTTCTCTTGGAGCAAAAGAAAAACAGAATTGCTAATGAAACTATTGAGCAAAGAGAAGAAAGACTTAAAAAGATGCGTGAGTATTCTAACCAAAGATACAAAGCAAAGACTGTAAAGGAGTTAGAAGACAACGCATGAACTGTTGGCACTGCAACACGGAACTAATATGGGGAGGAGACCATGATGTTGAAGATAGTGAGGAACATTCTATCTTAACAAACCTATCATGCCCCAACTGTGGTTCTTATGTAGAAGTTTATTATCCAAAGGAGGATTCAAATGAAACTAGAAATGCTGACACTACTACTACCTAAGACGGTAGACATGACAGCGATAGGCATGGGCAAGTCTCACGACAGTGTTACTGCTGAGGATATTAATACTGCCTTGTCTTATTCAAACTTGAGCAAAGATGAGGTGGCTATTATCATGGCTAAATTTTTAAATGATAACCAGTCTAGGTCGGATTTATTTTATTCTTTTTACATGGATGCGTTGGACGTTTTTAAAGGCGTGAAGTTTCCCAAAGGCGAGAACACAATTAAAACTATTATTGATTGTTGTCTTGTTGAATCTTTATTACAGGCGTGTCCGTTCTGTAATGGGGTAGGGCATCATGTATTTAATAACACCATACAAAAATGTAACCACTGTCAAGACGGCTTGTTTGAGTTTAACGATAACTCAAGAATGATGATTATGGGATTGGACAAACCCATGTTCGATTTAATTAAGAAAGGCTACAATGAAATCATACAAAGGCTTAAAGACCTTGAGGATTCAGCATTAGAAAAACTTAATGTTTAACCTTAACCTCTTCTTCTTTTTCTACAGGTATAGCAGGTACACCTTCAGCTAAATCAGGTGCGATGCTTGGCATCTTGGTAATTAAAGTTCTTAACTCTTTAACTAACTCTTCATCTGTCTTAGAACTTACGTCATCAACACTTAGATTAATGTTCTGTTGTGAATAGTTACCCAGCTCAAGCAACAGTTTTGCTGTGTTAAGTTTGACTGAGTCTTGTTCTGAGTTGACCAACAAATCTTTTAACACATTGATTGCTAGACTAGAGGTAGAAGTAATTTTTAATTCATTGATACTTCTTATTTCTTTGTCATACTTTTTCTTTAGCCAGTAGCCGTGCTGACTTGGGTTCTTTGTATACCCTGCTTTCTTTGCTGACGCTGTTGCATTAGACACTGTGTCTCCACTGGTCATGTATTCAACAAACAACTTTTCTTTTTTTTCGTCTGCTACTCTCATCTTATTGTCCTAATGGGTTGTCTGACCTAGCTTTCATTTCATTAACTTTAGCGTTCAATACTGCTATCTCAGCCTTGTTAATGGCAATGTCTGTTGTCAATGGTTTTATATCTACTGTTTGTTTAGCTTCTAATACTTCTACTCGTTGGATTAACTGTCCTTGATAGACAAACAATCCACCTAAAGTTATCACTAAACCTACAGCTCCTGTTATTACTTTAATATCCACGAATCCTCCTTAGATGTTCTTCTGCTCGTATTGTATTATCTATAGATTCCTGAAGAACCTTTTGATTTTTCGCCATAGGGTCGTTATATATGACTTGGTTCTCAGCATATATATCTCGCAAATCAACGTATTCTCTTTGGTCATCATAGCTACCTCCATCAATAACTAATTGATTATTAAATATATTATTGTTGGTTTTACTATAGCTGTCAAGAGAGACAGGGCTTTGCATTGCCTTAGCAACTATCAATGAAGTAGCGATTAACCTTTGGTCTACACGTTTGAGCGTTTCATTAACTTTTTTTTCTATAGCTTCTATTGAAATAGTTTCAGTATTGACTCTAGTGTTTCCTTCAGTCCTGCTTTCTTCCACCGATTCATCTCTGCTTTCGAGGGTTTCTTCTCCTTGAGCAACTGTTTCAGTTCCTCCATTTCCTCGTTCACTATCTGTTGTTTCTCCTTCTCCGATAGTTTCATCTACTTCTTCAGTAGCAACAGTAGTTTCTTCTTCAGGTTCAACAGGAGCATTTTCAGTTTGTTCCACATCTTCAGGTGTAGTTTCTGCAACTGTGCTTTCTCCTGAAGGCTCTGCATTAACTCTTCCTTTACTTTCTCTTGGTGTTTCTCCATTTCCTGTTCTGCTAACTTCTTCTGTTGTAACTTCTCCAGCTCCTCCTTCGCTAACCTCTTCTCGTACAGGCTCTGACTCAACGACTCTGCTAGAGTTTGGGGTTTCGATGATGGTTTCTTCTGCGAAGAACTCTTGTATGACTTCGCTTGTTGGCGTGTTGTTAAAACTTTCTGTTGTTTCAATTCTTTCTTCAAAGCCTTGGACTTCTGTTGTGAACGATTCGATGGTCGTTGGTTCTTCATATGCTACCTCCATAGGTATTTCTTCAAAACTCTCAATAGGTTGGAGTTCTGTTAATTCTATTGTTTCCACAGGTTCAAAAAATATATTTACAACCCCTGTGTTAATTTCTTCTGTTGCTATTTCCTCAAAATATAGTTCTTCAAATAATTGTACCACCATTTCAGGCTCTTCAAACACCTCAAAAGCAAACTCTTCTATTGGTATAAACTCTATTGTTTCTACTTCATTGGTTAATGTCTCTTCTATCTCCTCAAATGCTGTGGCTATAATTGCTGTTTGAGTAGCTGTTAAAACTGTATCGTCATAAGTCATGGTTACAGAAATATTATCCAGATTAGGACCCCCAAGATTAGCGGGACTATTGCCATCAGTACCAGATAGAAAAATATTTCCAATGTTACTACCAATGCCTGTATACGAGACACTATCTGTAAAATCTTTGCCATTAATTCCTGTAACATTAGTTCTCTCCTGTGTTGTAGTAGCCAATACATTACTATCTTCATCTCTTATCTGTAATCTTATTGTAAAGGTATCTGCTGGTCCACTACCTCCCCAACATCCTGATACTCCACACTCTCCATTCTGTACTTGGACACTAGAGTTCAAAGTAATGCCATTGTTGAGCATTGGCTGTGTAACATCATTAGATATGAGGACAAATGATTGTTCAATACTCCCACTGTCTCCGAACTCTAGGTCATAATTACTACCACAACAGTCGCCTAGCACCTGAACATCTCCTGATGTAGTCCAGTTATTGCTGTTGTTGTTTTCAAATGTGCCGTTAAGGACAAGATTGCCAGTTGTTTGACTGTCTGCTAAAACCATTAACGGAAATAATAAAGGGATTAAATATCTCATTGTCTTTTAGGTAAGTATATTTCTTGTTCGTTGTTGCCGTACACTGACATCGTGCCTAGTGTAACTGAGTGTGTAGCACAGCTAGTTAATATAAAAGATAGTAGCACTACTCTAATCATTCCACGTCATACTCGGTTTAGCTTGAGTACCTCCTGTTAATTCTTTTCTACGTTTTTCCATCCATTTAGCTTTAGCTTTCTCGCCAATTAATCCATCAATAGGGCATGGCGTACCAGCATCCATCATTGCTTCCCATACATTTTCGTCTTGGCACATCAAAGATATTGCTGCAACTTTCATGCCTAGTTTAGCTAAGACTGATACAGATTTTCT